TTTTTAAATCTCGTGATAAACGTAATAAATTTAATTCTAGGAGGAGTATTACTATGAATATGGAATCTAACCCATCTTCACTCTATCGCAAGCTTACAGATGGCCGTGCACTGACTGAATTCCCAGAAGAGTACTTCGCACCAGTTGAATGGATGTCAGGCAAGCCAGTAATCCGTACCTGTCGTCGTAAGAAGACGAACATTCTCGAATCATTCTACGAATGGACAATCTTCCTTACACGAAACTATGAAGTCGTACCGGACTATATGAACCGTCTTGCGATATTCTATCCAAACTTTTACATGATGAGATTCCGTTCTCGACAGAATAACCTGCTCGATATCGAAATCGATTCAATCTATGACCTTACATCTACTGCATATACACCAATCTATATCGATTCGGAAACTATGCAGGAATCCAAGAAGAATGCAACTGCTATCCTCCCATCACCAGACTACAGATGGGGTGGTACTAAGGTTGCTACAGTCCGTCAGGAAAATAATGAAATCGTCAGAAAGGTTGTACCTGTATCACTTACACTTGAATCGAGTAAGTCCTTCGGTATCATCTATGATGACATTAAGAACGGACGTATCCCACTTCCGGAGGTTATTGATTAGAAAAATCAAGTCCTCGGAACACTTCCGTAAACAGCCATAAGGTTAATGTATTCCATTTTAGATGGACCCCTTTTTGAACCCCCGTGAGTGATGAACTCACGGGGTATTTTCCGTCGTTGGACAATCATGTAATAAATATAACGATTGGAGATGATTAAATGGCAGTAATGCCCCAGTTGGAATATAAAGGTTCGTTTGCTAAGTGCGTTGGTATAAAGGGTACCGATGCTTATGATATTGCGTTCAATAAACCTATGGAGTACTTCTATAGTGCAGATAACTACACCCATTTTATCAAGGGTTGTGAGAAGATGGTTAGAAGTCACGAAGATTACTCCAGGTTCAAAGACTATGTAATGAATGTAATCGGTATTGACTTCTGTCAGGTAACGCCAAACGTACGCTTAGGTGATGCTACAATTGAGATGCACCATGCATTCTTCAACCTCTATGATCTTTGCGCAATTATTACTAACAAGAGATTGGAATGCGGTGAAAGAGTTAACACATTCACGGTGGCAAACGAAGTTCTTGATGAACACTTCGCCCTTCATATTCCGGTTGTAATGCTTGCTACGACAAACCACGAGATGGTAACCAATAGAGATATCTGGCTCAACGTTAAGAGTGGCTTCGGTTATATCTCTCAGTTTATCGAGAAGTATGCTCCATATATGACACCGGAACACAAGTACCGTATAATGACTACAATTAAGCTGTCTTATGAAATCGATAGCTTTGATAATAATATCTTTGATGATACAGAAAAAATTAAACGAGTACTTGCGCATACCTAACTAATAATACCCAGTAACGGATAATCCGTTACTGGGTATTGATTTAGGAAAAAAAATCACCGCCGCTAGGCTAACCAGAACCGCCAGGTACGTAACCCAGCGGCGGTGATATTAAGTAACCGGCTTATTCGGTAGGAGCCGGTTTTGGAGGATTCTGCCTTGCCTTCTTTTCATCCTTTTTATCCTCCTTGAGGAGGTTTATGAGGGCCCTCTTAAGCCCCTCATCCTGAGAAGCCTTTTTGAGGAGCTCCTCAAGATCGCCGGTTGTTACCGGCTTAGTTCTGATTCTACGATCAAGTCTCAGGTGGTGTGCGGGTGGGAAGTCCACCGCACACCTATAAAGCCCTCTGCCTGTGCAGAAAGCTTTATATGTCACCCCATCGGGGTGAATATCGGTCACCTCGGTGACCGTATAAAACCCGGGCTCTACTGAGCCCTTGATTGTCACACCGGTGTTGGTAATATCCAACACCGATGTTTGTGATGGCGATGCCGCGGCATCTCTTCTGGAAAGGCGCACGACCATGTGGGGGGTATCCCCCACCACAAGCTCTGCCCACTCGCCGTGGTAGAGCTTGTTGTCATCCATGAGCATCTTAACGATGCTTGAGGATGACGCCTCGTAATAATAGTTGTACAAAGGTCTGTTGTTATCGATCTTTCTCATAAGATCTCCTTTCTGCCTTTCGGCTACGGCGGTTTTGATCCTCGGAGACCACCAGTAACTCCTTTATTAAGGTGATATGACGCGGTAGCTATGCTACATCATTCACCTCTTAATGCAATAATATGATATATACGCCATATGCCCGGAAATTACGGTCAAATAATACCAACGTAAAAACTTAATAGTAATCCCTACTTGTCCAGGGATTACTATTTTAATAGCATAAAGGAGATGTTAGTTATGAAGATAACGTATTTAAAGATTAGTGGCTGGGATGGTGCAATTCGTTCATTCTATATGTCACTTAACAACTACACACCTGACCTTGAGATGGAAATCAGACTCGGTCAGTTCTACGAGGAGCAAAATAATGCCATTGATGAGGCTAATGCCCTCGGTCTTACAGATTCTCCACTTTATGGAGCTAAGAAGATGGAGAATGACGTTACTGAATGGTGGGAAGAGCAGAAACGTAAGCTCATCAAGTTTGGTAACAAGCACATTACATTGCTGAAGTTCCTTGATATCACTATGACGGTACAGGGTCTGCACAGAGGTGCACAGGATGACTTTGATGCACATGCCGCAAGATTCAATAGCCGTATTATCAGAACTTCCACAAGAACCAAGAATAATGAGCAGCTTATCGAGCTCTCAGATTTCTATAAGGGAAAGATACTCCCATTCCAGGATTTGGATAAAGCTCTTGACCTCCCACGCTTTATTGAGTATGAAGGTACTATGTATCTTAAGACATCACTTGGTTATGTTAACAAGGCATATATCGGAGATAAGGATGTACGTAGGGGACTTATTCCACTTGCTATTTCATCCAACTTTACAGTCAAGGTACAGGCAATGGAATACTGCCATGTGGTACGTGAGCGTAATATGGATGGTAATGCTCATATCGAACTCAAGCAGCTTATTGAGCAGTCTATCCCAATGATTACTGCACAGGTACCAGAGTTCACAAGAGAATGGTTTATGAATAGCTGCTTACAGTAGGAGCTGATTACATGAAATCGAATTATAGAAGTAAAATCGTCCAGAAATCGGATGTTAAGAACGCAGTCCAGGAAGAGTGGAATAGTAAGCTCGACCAACTGTACGAAGACGTTACTAATGACGTCACTGCACAGTTTATGGCGACTGTATTCTGCTATCTTAATATAAGATACCACTGGACTGGTAAAACCCTCAATAGTATTAAAGAGGGTATAGAGGACTTATTCACTCTAATGCAGAGAGACGGTATTGCAGGTAAGCCATTTAACACAGATAACTGTATTGAATATATGCGGTCTATAGGTGTTGAATTCGAAGACCGTCGTAATTCTAATGAGTCTGGAGATGCATAATATGTCATATAATAAATCATCGGAAGAAAGACTTATACAACTCGACTTGTCGGTGAACCTGGGCATGGACCTGGGTTCATCCAAAGTCACAGTACAGAATGTGAGGTTTAGTAAGATTATCGATAAACCTCACATGATTATATATTGCCGAAATATTCCGGATAACTTCTTGGAATCCTCACTATATGGTACACTGTGTATCATATACCAGCAGATTCTCGAGGCAGTATATGCAGAACCATCGGCGATTACTGATACGAATCTTATTAAGATTTGTGCGTTTACGTCTGCTGGTGTCCCAGTATGCCCAACTATATCCACGATGAAGAGAAATGCTGAGAGTAAACGAGAGTATACATTTAAGCAGGTTGCATCATTCTCGGCTCTTATCGGATACGAATTCTGGAGGGATGACTGATGAAAATCAGAATATGTATATTTCTTAGTTAGATTGGTCTTTGACCATTTTACCAAATGAATGGAGGTCTTACTATGAATGATGATGAAGAAGACGAAATCGATTACAGCGGCTTCATTCCAGGGGAATATGATGCCGAAGAATTATACCCTGCTCGAAATGCAACCGAGTTACAAGATACGATTCCGGAACTTGTAGTGGTTCCCGAGAGAGAACCAATATCGCTACGTAAAGAAGATTATAATCTTCAAGTCGATAATAATAATCAAAAATCGACACCCAATATTGATGAGCTGGTGAAGGGTGACCCCCGCGAATTTCCGATGTTCATTCCTGATACCAGTAAGCTGAGAAACGATCAGTTGTACATGTTTCTGAATGTCATATTAGATTATGTATCAGCCATCACTAAAGCACATATGGCCAAGCAATACATTTCTGTAGGTAACGAATTCTATATTGATCTCACAGATGCTGAGTTAGTATATGATGTATTGTGGAAAGTTTATCATGCTGATAAATTATTAAGTCAATTCATACATTTGTCGTCTAGCAAGGTGGACATCCTCGGGTTTGATGAGGCTCATAACTTTCAAAAGTATCGATTACCGAGACTGGTTAAATTGTATCGTCACTGTATCAAAGCATACATGCTTAAGTATGGATATCATATTAAATTCCTTATAGATACGGAATATAATAGATGCACGATGGCAATCAGGGTTACTTATGATGATAGCTTTTCAGAAAAGTTATTCAGAATACTTCATGTCCGCGAATTTAAACGTATTCAAGAGCTGATTAATAATGCGGATTACTATAAAAATATGCATGAGCCGAGACATACTGGTGGCGGTCTCACGATCGAATAAAAGGAGATGATATAAATGATACTTACAACTATTTGCATTATCGTAATTATGGCTGTAGCTGCACTGATATTCGCCATTACAGCTACATATTTCATCAATAAAGTCTATGTACCAATGAAATATAAGACAATGAACCTCACCACCGAGGAGATGTTCTCAGAGCTCGCACTTATCATTCAGAACGAAATCAATCTGTATGAGAAGAGTGTATTCGAGAACGGCGGTAAATTCCTCGATAATAGAGCGTTTGAGAACTATTATCGAGATATATGCAATAAAATAGGGGAAGATATTCCTCCAGAATTTTACGAGAGATTCCAGTACTATATGAAACCTGATGCGGTTAATAAGTTCATTGCACGTACAGTACGGGCATATCTCGAACAGAAAATATCTGATTAAAGGAGGTACTGCATCATGGTTATGGGTGGCAAAGATATTGATGGTAAACCAAATCAGAAGACACTTAATGACTACGATAAGAAACTCAAAACTATGACTATACAGACACCAATGTGCACTAACATCGTTGATGGTGACATCATTGAGCGTTATATGGCGGTGCCGTATGATTTAGGTTATGAATACCCCGAGATACCTGATGATCAGAAAGATTATAGGGTTACTGCACAGGCTCTCCAGACTTACACTAATCAGATTGGTCATGTTACCGATGAATATATTGATAGTCAGGTAGCTTACCTGGAGAGCAAACATGAGAAGCGTCTCGATACTCACGATGCAAAGATTGATAGACTGAAAGATATGACATACGATAACCGCATAATGTTTATACTCGGCATAGCGATATCATTCATATTAAGTCTCGCTATCATGGCAGTAATACTCGAATACGAAATCAAACCAGAAATAGTCGAGCAGGTTCGTATGGAAATACTCGCAGAGGAGGCACATAATGAAGAGGTACGATGAAAATGATGAGGGTGTAGGTGTTCTCATGTTCATGATCGGTGCACTATCAGCACTGATAGTAGTTGGTATAATTTTTATCATAGTACACTGCGTAGGAGGTTAATAGTATGGCTGATAAATCTGAATCATCAGTAACCAAAACTGAAATATCGAAGCCAAAATCTGAGAAGATGGAGTACTACGGTATTGACGAAGATGATGGAGTATTTGTAGTCATAATGATGTTTGGAATTTTCGTCGCGGTGGTAGCTCTTGGTATATTATACCTGATAGTTAGGAAGGAGATGGGAATATGATGGAAGGACCAATGATGCCGGATAATGGACCGGCAATGAGTAATACTGAGAAGATACTATTGCTTATACATGAGATAAATGATAAGGATGAGGAGATCCTCTCACTGAAACGAGAAATTGTCAAGCGAGAATTGTGGATTTTTATACTATCAATCATGCTTGGAATTTCATCAATGACGATAATATGCTCACTCATATTATCAGCCGGAGGTGCATGATATGCCAGATATACATGATAGAGACGATGATAATGTTGGACCCGTGATGACCCATTCCGATGATGAAATGATCAAAGTTGTAACGTTACAAAATCTCAAATCATTCAAGGAGAAGTACGATGTGCAAACAGACACTAAAATCAATACGGCAATTGATAAGCATGATTCGCACATCAAGAATCTCTTCATACTATTGGGTATATTATATATCATCATGAATGTCGCATTTGGTCATATGCTGGACTTACAGGACCAGCAGATACTGGAGCTTGAGAACCAGATAAAGTTATTGAGACAGGAGGTTCATTATGCGACCACGCTCACGGCGACAGAAGAAGCAAGCATTGATAAACAAGCTACTCAAGAAACACAAAGCATATCTGAAAGCGAAAGCGATGCAGGAAATGATTCCGTCGATAATTGACAAAAAATAAAGAGAGGTATGGCAATATTGCCATACCTCTCTTTTGAGTGTTAGTATTCTACTTTGTTGGTGAATGTATCAGATTTCTTTCTTCTCTACGAGTTCTCCATCAGGATTCTTGCTGAAGTCGACTGATTCACCGTTACCATCGAAGTCGTTTGCAGCTTCGGCAATATCGTCAGAATCTGCAATTGGTTCATTACAACAGCAGCAACAATCGCCGTCTTCACATTCACAATCGCAACCACAATAGTCGCAATCGTCAAAGTCGTGATAGTTCTCTGCCTCATAATCGTCAACCAACTTCTTAGCAATGATACCTGCTGCAACTCCTGCTCCCACGAGGAGAGCTCCTTTTAAAATACCCATAATTTTATCCTCCTTTTAATTTAAGTAATTTATATACAGCCCATGGGTTGGCTGAATATCATGTGTTAATTTCGCATAGACGGTAGTAATCTTTAGCGAGGTCTATGAAGTGTACCGCTACGAACAGTCTGTCGGCATCTTCATCGTCGTCGAATAGCTTAAGAGCCTCATCCAATTCCGATGGAGAGATTTCGTAATCCCATACATCTCCTGTCGATAAGCCTTTACTGCTAAGCACCTCTTCATATGTGTCATAACTGTTATCCGTCTCGGGTACTATGCAATCATATACTACCCAGCATAAATCAGAACCCGTGATGGCATGGTCGATTAACCATGCACAAAGGGTCTCCTTATATACATTAATTGATTCGGGATCATTACAATCCCGTATATCGGATTTGAATGCCTTAATCTTATCATCCGTCTCGTTTAGAATTTCTTCAATCCTATGCATACGGGCCATGGTTCTTTTAACTCCCTCCATTGGAGCACCTCCTTATACAAATAACCTTACGAGTGGTAAGATTATATTGACGTAGTTAAAGCTTATGTCTAAATCTGGAATGTCTATCTCAGATATGTTATCATATAGATACGATTCACCATCAAATGAAACATGAAACTGAGATGATGAATTGAATTCTCTATAATAGTCGAACTCTAACTCGCGTTTCTTGTATGCGAGTACAAGCTCACTGAGATATTTATTCATTACGGACTTATCACCATTTGCGGATATTGCAGTATCTACCACATCCTTTATCAGGTGAAGTATTCCGTTCTGATGCAATGATGCTTGCTTCTGAAGACCTTTAACATCTACACCATTATCGGTGATATAAAACTCAAAGTTTCCTATCATTAAGAATGAGTGGTATATACCTTTCGGTCGGAATGTTATTGGACCAAATGACGTCTTCGTTGGGGTCTTCGATATTATGAAACAAGCGTCCTTCTTGATAGTTAAGACATCGAGGTCGATATCAAGATTATTGGATTTGATAAACATCATCATGATTTCATCAAATCCGTTCTCAAGCTTTGTCGCAAGTTCTTTGTCACGTTGCATGAGAAGACCTACAGTTACTTTACGTTTATCTGGTGGCATACTACGAATCTGCTCAATAGACTTAGGTGGGAGTAGTTCATAGTACTCAAGCAGTGATACATTAGCTTGCTTTATATCGTATTCCACGATGGTACTGTTGAGTACCATCGTGGTTGTAGGTGCCATATTCATTAGAAGTACTTAGTTGTGTAATCATTGATTGCACACTTCTCATAGAACTTCTTAGCGAATGCGATGAGCTTCTTACGAGCACTCTTGGATACGGCTCCACGCTTCAGGCAGTTGCAGAGAATATCATCTGATACCTCATCGATGTCAGAGCCTCTCTTATTGGATTCAAGCTCTTCTGCAAGCTTTCTTCTCTTCTGACGCAGCTTCTTGAGCTTCTTCTCACGCTCATGAATGTCATCATCATCGAAGATATCATACTCGCCATACTCAAGGTCGTCGACAAGCTTGTCGATTTTCTTATCGAGTCTCTTGAGTTCATTAGCGATATTATCGTGAATATCACCATCAATGTATTTGTGAGCCTTGGTGAACATCACGCATACTGGGCCGTCCTCTTCTTCGAGCTTGAAGTAAGAGTTCATCTTTCTGATAAGAATCTTAGCACAGTGCTTGTACGCCTTCTTACCCATAACGATGAATACGTTCTTATTAACAGGCTCTTTGGTAATTTCCTTACCTTCAGATACCTGCATGAAAGCGATTGTTGCAATCGCTTTCTTTGCTTCGTTACATTCGAGCCAGCCCTTGATTTTCTTATCCTTGATATTTTCGGATACACCCTTCTCAGTAAGGATTGCTGGGGGCTCGAGAATCTGGAATGAATCCGAAGCACTTACTGCTCCGAGATTTGAGATTTTGTCATTATCAGTGGTATTGATTACCACGTAGCGACCCTTCTTACAGAGTCTGCTGATATTATGAAGGAAATCCTTCTCACTAATTACTACTATCATTTATATCCTCCTTTGGTATGAAGAGGGGCTGATCCTCTGTTGGTTTTGTTATCTTGGCATCTTCCAATGCTGTGTGGAAAGCCGAGAATTCTTCAAAGGTTAACAGCGGTACACTTTCAGTACTCATTCTAACCTTAGGAATGTCTGGCTCGTCGCTAGTGTCAGTGCTGGACGGTAATTCGTTAAATACTGACATATCTTGAGGAGTATTGAGAAATACCTCTTCGGCTGCAGCACGATCGGCAATTTTCTTCTTGAGTTCCTCGGACTCTTCTTTGGAGATGAACTCCATCTCACCAGTGTCTTCACCAGTGATTTTGATATACGTGATGTTTTCAGTGCCCTGATCATCAGCACTGACAACTTCAACTACCGCCTCATCATTATAATCATCAACGTCTTGATGCATCTGATTGAGGATTTCAAATGTCAAGTACGGCATCGCACATGACTTGTTACTACAACGATAAGCTGTGAAGTCTGCATTTGGTTCTATCCATGAACCGCACATATCACATCTCAGAGCCTCCTCGTTACCACTTATCTTATATAAGTAAGCATAATCGATGAAGACCAACTTATCGTTATCTCTCTTACCAATATTACAATAGTTCTTAGGTGTGGTACCTAAGTCCTGCATAACGTATCTTGCAGAGAGATAATTAAGCATATCTCTTATCTCACCTTTACGACTTTCGAACTCTTCGAGTGAGATGAGATTACAATATTCTGCTACAGCTATAAGACGGTTAGTCTCATACACCTTCGCAAACATATCAGGTTCTTCAATGGAACGTAGATATTCCGAAAGGTTATCAACGCATCCTCTCTTATCCATCGCAATCTTATAGACATAGTTATTCTTAAGAAATACGATACGGTTTGAACCAACACCTACTTCAGTAAATCCAAGAGGTGTCAGCTTTGCATTGATAAGGTCAGCTATATGATTAACATTTGACTGACCATTAATGTTAAAGTCACCGTTGACGCATTTGTACAAGAACTCTTTGAGTTCATTATCAAAGTACTCTGCAATTCTTGATCCTTTGCGAGAACCACCTTTCATCTTTTCGAGAATCGGGTTCTCATGAAACTTTAACTCATCTAATGGATTAAGTTTCATAGTTTACCTCCTTTTGATGATATCATCGAAAATCTTTCCGTCGATATCAGAAGCTACTCCAGATGAAGCTCTGGATAATGAATGTGCTAAACTTCTCAGCTGGTCACGTGTCTCTGATAAGCTTCCTTCATATTTCTTCCAACGCTTCTTCTGCTTCTTCAATTCCTTCTTGCTCTTGGTTGAGATACCGAGTTCTCGAGCAACGAAGTTTGCATATGATGCATCCTTACCACGAAGCTTCTTAAGACGCTTACGAACACCGCGCTCGAATCCATTCTCAACGAAGACTCTGCTCCAGTCGAGAATATCTGATGCCTTTCGATTACTAAGTAACCTCTGATCGGACCATACATAAGATTCAGTATTCGAAACGGTTTCCCATCCATCGTCCTTGTCATTATTCATCATGTCATAGTACTCTGCAAGCTCTGCTATGGACATCTTGCTAGCGTCAATATCATCGATATTCTGCATACCGAATCCTTCCTGACTAGCAAAGTATTGTGCAACGATGTCGTAACTAGCTGCACTATTTGTATCATTACCGATACGCTCATGTCTGTCTTTGGATGAGAATCCTCTCTCCTGAATCTTGAGAGCTCTCTTTCGGAACTTCTTTCGAGCCAGCTCAGCTTCAACCTCATTATCATCTCTCGATGTTGAGAATTGTGCATCTGAGAGGTCCCTGAGTTCCAAAGGCTCCAGGGGTTTAATAAACGTACCCATCTCGATAGGTACGTTACCGGATTTCATTATCGCGACATTCTTCTTGCTCATCTTCAGCTTTGGTCTGTCACGATAACCAGGTGGATACTCTCCGTTATGCTCTTCAGCATACATCATAATCATGTCCAATCCACCATAGTAGTCAATTATCTGTCCGATGTACTTGTCGTAAATGTACACTGCGTCCAGATACTTGTTAAAGTCCTTCGGAGACTTCTGCAAGTTAACGATTGCATAATACGCCTCCGGAATATCCGTATCAATACTCTCGTACCAATACGGGTCTTCATCGAACTCGTTTGTTAAAATGGTATTACACCACTTTGGCAATTCCATAATTACTCCTCTTTTCTGCATTATGGATGGCTTAATGCCGTTCGTATTATATATACTTCACGGCACAAGCGGCATAAAACGAGTAAGACCCGAAAGTCTTACTCGTTTATAAATACCATATTAGTTTTGTAAGTGAGCTGAGCGTTCCCTCTTTACAGAGCATCCGCCCTGTTCAAGCTTCTCAACAAGTGCAGAGAGCTTATGTTCCACAATACGGAGATTAGCAATCTCATCTTCGTAGTCCTTGATAGTCTTACTGTAGTCAGTAATATGAAAACCCTTACCGACGTATCCACTGAGTACCTGATCGATTTCATCGTAGTCGATAATTGGTCCATAACTATTCTTGATAATCATGGATGTCGTATGAATACCATTAGCAAGTGTATAAGCCGTACTACTGAGTCGCTTTATCTCGGCAAGCTCATTACTAGTAGAACGAGATATGAGCAACTCAGCATCTGCGAACACATTGTATGTATCTACAAGAAATGGATAGAACACCTTTGCTACTTCACCAGCAGACGGAACCTTATCCTTCCATTTGTTAACGAAAGCCTTTGCAACGGATGCGGTGAATTTAAAGCTATCCATGCTATTATAGAAATCCTTCTCGAGGTCAATATCATCTTTCAGTCTCTGACCGACATTAAGTACGTCTGCCAGTGTTGTCTGACCGGAATATGCCATCTGAGAGAGAATCTCCAAGTTAGTCCCAAGTTGAGCAATCAGTTCGATGACCTGATTAGCCATGTTTATCCCTCCTTTAGTAAAATATAATCGGTAAGCGAGATAACCCGCTTACCGATTATGATTATTCTTCCTCGTCATCATCGTCTTCGTAACGTTCTTTTTCATAATCGTTATATACGTGACGTACGTAAAAATCTTCGAAGCTGAGGACTCTACCCTGCAGTAACTTTGCTAGGTACATAGTAATTCCATCATTGATTTCGTTCAATGATTCTTCATCACGTATGTCCTCCTCATCGACAGATATCAGAATATAGTTCTTACTCTGAGTCCGGATTTCGATATTATGAGAAATCAGAAGTATGATTCCATTGACCGGTTCTATGAGGTCCGAGCGACAGATGACAGCTACAACCTTTTTACCATCAATCATGTCAAACCTATCGCTTGAGTTGATAGGGAAGAACTTGTTGATGTTCCTAAGGATGTCGCATAACGTCAGTCCGTTCTGGTCCAAATTCATATATACGATCTGAATATCGCTTACTGACTCAGGAAAAAATGTCTTGATAAATGCTTTCTTATCATTCATGCACATAACATCCTTTCGAGGTTGTGAATTTTTAAATCATTATTCTCTTCCTCTAGAATATTATCAGTTAGCCGGAGAATTTCAAATTATCGAACTGGTGCGTATCGGCACTGCCTTTGCACATGATGAAGTATTTACCCTTCTTCAGTTTATATTCCTTGATAGTTGTATATCCAAGCTTCCTATAGAGGTTAATCGCGGGCTTATTGTCAACCTTCACGAATAGATAGATACCTTTCCCGGGGAATCTCTTCTTCACATCAGAATGCATCACACCCATTAGATTGGTTGCAAGCCCTTGACCTCTATATGCTGGATGGGTTTCAACGTCAGATACAAGAATCCAATCGAAGTTCTCTCGGCTATAATCATGTATCTTCAGTGATGATATAGTCATACCATCTTTATTCTGGAAGAGGTATGTATTATCATACTGCTTGAGTTTATACTCTAACATAATTACTCACCTGATTCGACGGCCTCTGGTTCGACTTTAGCCTTTGCGGCTTTCTTCATTTGCTTTTCAGCCTTTTCCTTCTCTTTTTCCTCCTTGGCCATAGTACCACGGTTGGTAGAGATAGTTTCAAGCCATTCCTCTTTTACTTCCGGTAACGGTGTACCTTCGTTGATATTAAGGTAAACAAACTCTGGATTCGCAGCCTCAGACTGTAAGTCACCACACTGCATCGAGAGCTGAACCTTGAGAGCCAGCTTCTTCTGAATGTGCTCAGCTTTAGTTTCAATAATGTACTGATAGTGCTCATAAAGCTTCGCATAGTCGAAAAAGATATGCTGTAAAGGAATGAATACTTTATGACTGTCCACCAATTCATGCTGGGTTTTACTAAGCGGGATGAGACCCACAAGCCCAGCATAGTGCAGTTCCATGACACTTTCTGCAATATCGAGCGTATTAAGGGGTTCATTTTGCTCCTCTCTCCTCAGAATCTCCAGGTCTACGATATCATAGAGTGGAAATGGTTCATGATGGATTTCGACTGAATATTTCTTGCCCTCACCTTTTGTTACCGCGGGCAAGATGGCACAATGTACCATGTTGTACTCGTTCTTGAGAAGTGCGATATAATCTTTATACTCAGTAGAAGCTCTGATATAACGCTCGCACTGCTTGATAAGCTTATCTCTCTCACGATTGTTTCTTATAAGGTGTACGGTTCTTTCGGGCATCTCATCAACGGTAACGTTGATGGTTTTCGTCTTTCTCTTTGGTACCCTGTCCGCACTAATATTTCTCATTGATATAACACTCATTTTGCTGAAGTCTCCTCATCAATGATAGCCAGAAGCCTAGCCTCGTATGCTTCGACACATTTGCATATCTGACCATAGGCTTCTGTCGTATCATGAATTTCTTCCGTTAATGTCCTATACATAGATGAACCGCGTTCATATTTAGCTTTTGCCTTTTCAAGCATAGTAATAGTGGATGAGTACTCAATCTTTAGTCGTCTATAACAGTTGAGACTGTTTGTGACGGATTCACGTGATGCATCTATCATAATCTTTACCTCATAATTATTAGTAGTGAATAACGGTTAGAAAAGGTCGTTGATATCGTCCTTAGTGATAAGCGTCAGATCACTTTCATCAGGAACGATTGGAATATGCTCTGGTGGAATCTCTGGTTCATCAACACCTTCAATCTTATCGAGATATGCGACGAACAGATGATACTGTCTGAATCTGAAATGATTCTTCTTTTCATCATAATCACGTTTAGTCGTATTGAAGAGTGTAATCTTGATGGAATCTTCCGGTTCTACCTCATCTGCAGGTGGGTCGGTAGATACATACAGTTCATTAGATTCGAAAAGAATCCTGTTGAACTTACCCTGGTAGTCATGATAACCAAAGTCGATTTCATCCCAGCCAATTTCAATCTTATCGATAGTTTCAACCAGTGTTTCGGTGGACTCATATCCTTCATAATATGTATCGGTCGCATACCCGAAGAAGAAGAGCCTGAATGGGATTTCATCATGTTTAACAGTACGTGTGATGGTGGAAGTACCTGGCTGAATCTCGATTGTGGTATACTGCCAGTGGTCATAGTTGGGGCTCTCTGGAAGGTCAGGTCTATCTACTGGGAGGTAGAACTTATGAACTTCCTCACCATCTTCCAGACTAGGGAGCTCTACCTTTTCGTAGTCCGTGAAGAAAATAGATGGACAGAAATACTTAGTACCAATAACTGGGTCAAAGTCGTGGGTTGGGGCTACTGTATCATCCTCCATAAACACGTATCTATATGTCATTGGTGTTGACAGTGGATACTGCTTATAGCATGTCATAAAGTCCTCAAAGCTGTGGAAGCCATATGCGATGATAGAGTTAGCATAGTCCTTGAGTTCTGGGTCAGTGATAAGTGTAAGGAATCCTTCATTATCAATACATGGGCTATATGGCACGTATACATAATCGAGAAGCTTCTTCTGGAACATCTCGAGAATACGGTCCCTAGTAATATTGAATGATGTGAAGAGATATCCCTTATCATTCCAGCGGACATAAATATCGTGTGTATTATTAGTGTCAGTGCCTGGAGCACATTCATCGCAGAGTACCTCGCATGTCTTACAACCGCAATTACAGCTACCGTAATAGTCATATGCAATGAATCCATTAGGGAATGTGAATGTGGCAGTATTACCATCACCACGGATAATAGCAAGCTCGTTGAGATTGTTTACTGGGAGCTCATAATATCCAGGATAGAGAATCTTAACGATACTCTTGATAGGTGTAAGATCAGTTACCAGACGATGGATATCTGATACATAATTAGCATTTAATGAAATCGGAACCAGGAATATATTTGCGAATTTAACCTTGGAGGCTATTTCATATACATCGTCATATGCACCAGGGAAAGTAATAAAGACAAACAATGATGAGGACGCTGGGTCGCTCAACATTGGAATTGCGGTATAACCACCCTCCGGATCAGGAGGCTGAAATATACCTGTTAAAGCGAGTAATGGTATCATTATCGTTATCTCCTTTCACAAGGTAATTATAAGGGTGTTTCTGGTTCAGCTTGATAAGAACAATGCCGGAAACAGTTCGATAACCTAATTGAAAGGTGGTGTGACTACAAATGGCTAGTACCGAAATATCCGGTAGAATATTTCAAAAGAGTCTTATGGAAATGATTCATGGACTTGCTTGGAAGAATGGTTACTTAGCTAAGAAAGAAGAGGCTAAATGTGATAGAATCTATACTGATAGGTACGAATCTGCTGCCAGAAAACTTCTTCAATATTATTCGGTGTCTGACCTTAAGAAGATTGCCGATTGTAATGAAACCCGATTCAATAATTTATTGAATGAACTGAAGCCTGAACTTGCACATCTCCGTGATTATCTCATTACATTCTGGTCGTATGAGGAGCCCAACGCATATTACCGTATGTTATATGGTAAACCACCGTTGGATTTTGAGCCGAAATACGGCGTGTATGTGCAGCGTGATAATCCATGGGGATTGGATCATAGAGTCCCTGTCCATGATGCACCATTCAACATTTTAGTCTTGGTTGAAAATGCTGGGGTATTGGATTATTATAAGAACCTGATTGAGCAGGATAAGACATTTCTATATGTAACTCATATGACACATAGAAAGATTTATCCATTCGTAGCCAGACTTGCTCAGGACTTCGATCTTTTATATGTACCAGAAGCAGAAATAAGCGTATTATCACGTGATTTCCGAGAAACATATCAGATGTGTCGCGATTTCATTGTGATTAGATATTACTCTGAGGCATACTACAACCGGTATGAATATTATGAAGGTATGGTAGGTATGTCAATACTCTTTCAGACCATTCAGCAGATGCACGTTAAATATCTCGAAGCCGATATTACCAGAGACTTCTATGATCTCGACTCGATTAAAATCGTATATGAGGCATATTCGGTACCGTTCTTTGAGAATATACCAATCTTCTATCACCAGAAAATTATTAAGGCGATGAACCGCCTGCTTATGTATAAAGGCGGAAACCAGGTATTCTTTGACCTCTGTGCATTGTTCGATTTTGAATCCTTAGATGTATTCAAATACTACCTATGTAAGACAAATGCACAATATGATGAAAATGGTCGACCTATAATCGTCCCTACTCCAAGTGGCAATATCGATTACGAGCAAACATATAAGGTCTTCTTTGCTAAGGGACTTTTGGACGGTGATCCATTTCTCGATATCACTAATGAAAACAATCATCTTGACTATTGGCCAGTTACGGCAGCGGATCCATATTGGATTAACGATGAAGACCTCATACAAAAAATTTACCGTACGGATTACAACTATACTGAGACCAAATATATCGGTCTTCAGATGGTATTCAGTATGACAAAGTTTATGTTCGAGAGCTGTTACTTCATGCAGATGCTTGCACATAACAGACGAACGGTTTCCTATATACGCGTATCGCATGGCAAACTTGGGGCTGAAATTGACCTGTTTACACTGGTCGTTTATATTCATGCCATTATATATAGACGGCTTGGATACGTCGGTAATATCCCCAGAACACTTGAGCAGCGTGGTCGAGTGATGGGATTTAACTTTAAAGACGACCTTAGGCATGTAATTGAGGACCTTCGATACCATGAAAGTGAATTTCATAAATATCATTCATCATCCAGTACAGATATTAAGGTACATGGTCCAAATGTGCAGGTTAACAACGATAATATCGTTGAGGGCACAGCACGTATCAGTGACGACGGGTTTATTACGTTCACTCCTAATAAACCGGTAGATGGTGTGCATCCTAGCAGTGGTAAGGTCTATGTTGATACGGAAAAGCACAAATCGTATATATGGGACATAACCCTCGACAATCCAAGATATGTGGAATATATCGTGGATAATAAACATCATGAAGATTTAGATGGAGATGACCATAAATATAATGTCGGATCAAATATTTATGATGACCTGATGATGATTAGAGACACTTGTGATGTATCCAACTTACTTGACATCCTTGAGAATATGTATATTACAAACGACAGTTCATGTGTTAAAGTATATAATAACATCAAAGAATTGTATCAGCTTCTTGAGGATAGAATTCTGAGATGTAAAGACCCCGATACATATTTCGCATATAAGCATCTTTACAAACTGCTCCTTACAACCGAAGAAACTGCGGACATATTCCTTAAATCGGACGGTACCGTAGCGGATAACATAATCGAACTTCTCGAAGACTTGAACCCATCATTATCTGTCAGAATATCCATGATGACGGATACACAATTGGTACAAGAATTACAATACTCACTTGCTGCACTTGAAAAGATAGGTGCCGAACTTAAGTATATCCAGAGTTATGGTGGTATGCATGGTAAGATTATCAGTGAATATCTCTATCAGCTCATCAGGGTATTTAAATCCGCTAAGGTTGACCTTGTGGATTTTAGAGCCATCTATGTTATAGATGGCCGTATGACTAACTTGATTAAGTTCATGGTGAAGTTAAAGCTTCAATCAATGGAGCGAGATTTACCTAACGGCTCCACCATCGACCTTATCGACGACGTCCGTCTAAGAATGATTGGCGGATGTAATCGTGAGAATAAGTATGACTTATTCATCGCTAGAAATTCAGTTACTGGTAATTCTGAGTATAGGTCTCATACATGTACGGGACTTATGTCTAGACCACAGTGTGCTAATTGCACCGAGAAAAATAAGAAATGTGGGTGCGTAGTTCGAGAACCATTTATGTTCGAGAATAAATTTGACATGCTCTTCAGATTAAGTCGATATGTCGAAGATGATTTCGCTGAAGACTTCAAAGATATTATCATCAACAGAACGTTCGTCAGACGTCACGCAATCGCTAATGACAAACTACCACTTATTGATGATATCAATCTCGCTATTAGGGATTCTATCATTAAAGATACAAACATGTTTGTAGATAAGTTAATCAAACTTGAATGAAAGGAATGATTATAATGGCACAGATTTTAAAGGATAATCTTGGACTCTGTGAGATGATTAATCGTGACCAGGAGATTATTGCTAGAAAGCATGGTCTTCCGGTTATGAGAGGCGTTCTCTATAAGGTAAACATGGACTCCAATGGTGACCCAATTTTCGATAAGCTCGAAAAGGTCAATGAAAATACTGTAGTACTCGGAGGTGCCGTTCTTGCACTCGAGAAACTCTTCGGCAGGGGTGCCAAGTACCTCCCAGGTACTCTTAATGAAGAGTATAAAGTTAACGACGCGTTTGATGTCAATCCGCAGCAGACATATATCAGATGCTTTGGCGTAGGTACGGGTGGTGCTCGTGATACAATCGGTAGCGTTCTCGACCCGGACTTCAAGCAGAAGTTCCTGAATGATATGATCCCGTTCAGAATCTCTGATACAGAAGATCTTGCTGATACAATCGACCCCGAAGTTGCAAAGAAGTATTTCTTCAGACGTCAGATTTATGAGAATCCTAAGCCACTGTGGGGCTGGTATCTCAAGGAATTTGAAAATCCTGATTCTATACCTCAGCCTTCATCATACTGGAAAGATGTTCCGGATCCTAACTCTCTCGGTACGGAAGTAAGTAGTAATCCAGAACCATATACACTTATCGGCGAGAATGATAACCTCATCGAATGTTTCGGTGAATGTATCATCAAGCTCGAAGAAGATGACCTCAGACCTTGGTTCCAGTATAACGGTAGCCTTCCTACTGCACGATATAATACATTTGGTCTCTTCACTGGAGCGAAGACACCTATCGTATCAGGATATGTTGACTATGTTGGAGTAAGACTTTTCTCAGTGGTTAACTTCAACAACGTTGCCCTCGATATGCCTACATCTGCAACATATCTCTATCGTGTATATGCTGCTATCTAAATTACTTAAAAGAAAGAAGAAATTTATTGCTGTGCATGTAAATGGCTTTGTCAATTCAGATGGAACTGAGAATGTACATGGGAGGTTTCAATACGACTTTGAAGAATCACTCGTAGGATTTACGTCGAAATTGAAAATCATAGACACCATCAGTGGACATTATTATGTTAACACTATAGGACCTGAGTATAGATCAGAGAACTGCAGCTCAGTTAATATGCTCGAAATCTTTCAGCGGTTAAATTTATATATCCGCACTAACAACTTCAATAATGAGAGGATTATGTAATGTCGCCCTCAAGCATTATATGCGTTTATCGCACAGGGATTGACTTTTCTATTTTGGACAATGCCGGTATGAGACACCTCATCAACGCATATGGGCGATCCTCCTCCTCTCTAAACTGTCGTCATGGCAGGACCTACCTAAATACAACGATGATACCCGGATGCCTCCGTATGGGCATCCGGGTATTTCGTATCGTTTAAATGTCAAACTATATATCCTTACATGGTAAAAAAGACCGATGAGGTCGACAAAATGTCTAATATTGTAAAGGAGGTAGATTTCTATGAGACATCGTAGAATCCCCACTAAGGAGAATTATTATCTCGATATTGCAGAAGCAGTTGCAGGAAGGGGTACATGTATTAGAAGATGCTTCGGTGCGATTATAGTTAAGGATGACAGAATCATATCCACTGGATATGTTGGAGCACCTAGAGGTGAAGAGCATTGTTGTGATACCGGAAAGTGTATTCGACATGAATTGAATATACCATCTGGTGAACGATATGAATTATGTAAGAGTGTCCATGCCGAGATGAATGCTATCATAAATGGTACTGCATCAGATATGATTGGTTCGACTATGTATTTAGTTGGAAAACACGTCACTGATGACGGCACACTCGGAGAGTATGTGGATGGTACATCACCATGTAAACTGTGTAGACGTATGATAATCAATGCACGTATTGCTTATGTGGTAATAAGGAATGCTGATGGTATTACTTGGAGAAAGTATCCCGTATCCGAATTACCTGAATATAAATAACTTTAACTTTAAGATCTTAGGAGGGTCCAAATTATGGCAAAGAAATCAATGGATAATATTGAGGTTAAGATGGGAGACCCAACGTGGGTAATTCCAGCTATCAATAATCTCACTACATATTCGACCGACGAACTTGTTGACCCAGAGGGCAAGTTCTCCAAGTATGCTATTCAGACATACGGTAAACTTGGTTACTTCACTGGTACAGAATCCGATGATGATTACGAACTTAAAGGCGTAATTGATTGTAAAGACCCGATTCTCAGTGAAGAAATTCAGGCTCTTCGTCGTAAGATTTATGATATGAATCCAAAGGGTAGGAGATATGGTACTGATATTATATCAGCACATGTATATACCCGTGACTTTGATAATGACTGTAGAGAGGATATGCTTACTGGTAAAGGTTTTAGGATATCCAATCACGAGTCGTTCGATAAGAAGAATCAAAAGATACCAGACGGTCTTCAGAGCCCAGAATTCGGTAGTGACTTCGGCGACGACCTTGAATTTGCAGAAAGATATAGATGTGTATGTGGACTCAAGATGGGTCAGATGTATGAACATGAAATCTGCCCAGAGTGTAATACAGAAGTTCAGTACTGTGAGGTAGACCTTGAGAAGACTGGATGGATTTTCATCGAGGGTGGATTTAAAGTAATCACACCTATATATTACGCGAAGCTCGAAGCACTCCTCGGTAAGTATGATAGCCAGGACTCAGTTATCGGAGCAATCATCCGCTGTAACTATAAAGATGCAAAGACAAATGAGGAACTTGATGAAGCTGGTCTTACAGATAGAGACCGAGAGATGATTGTTAAGCATCCATTTATCCGTAAAGGTATGGCATGGTTTGAACAGCACATTCTCGAAGTTCTCGATTTCTATAGGAGAGCTAAGCCCGGTAAGGCTAAATGGTTCGAAGAAATCATTGATAATATAGACAAAGTATTCTGCTCGAGAATACCAGTATATACATCAGTTCTCCGTATGGAAGCTCCTGGTGCAAAGGATGAGAAGGTATTTAGAACCAAAACTAATACCTGCTATCGTTCAATCATCAGGTCCGCAAACATGATTAATGATTTGGTATCTCGTCACTATGTAAAGAATGCTGACGATAATGCACACTTTACAACCACTTATGATATCAGTGAAATGACATCAATTGACAGATTCAGCGCTCAGATTCAGAAGGACCTCAAGGACCTCTTCGAAGAAGAGTTCACAATTCTGTCAGGAAAAGAAGGATATATTCTTGGTAAGGTAGTATCTGGTAGATACAACTTCTCCGCAAGAAACATCATCATCTCTGGTGGTGCCGACCTTCACTCAGACGAAATCATGGTTTGCTATTCCACATTCATTGAGCTCTTTAGATATGAGCTCACAGCATACTATGCTAAATATAATAACTGTACAATATCAGAGGCCAATGATGCAATCCTGAAAGCACAGTCACGATTCGATAAGCAGGTATATTACACCATGCTCTATATGGTTAATACGAATGATATCCATGTAATAGTTAACAGAAATCCGTTAGCATATAGCGGCTCCCAGTCGTGAGGCTGGTGAGAAAACTCTACTTTATACGGGGAAATGCTAGCCACCTCTTTTGAGGTTCCGTGCTACATTTACAAGCGTTAGCATAATCCGTAGCCAGGTCTCAGTTTACTGAGACAAGGTTCAACGACTATCGAAAGGGTAATCCGATACTTACATCGGGTGAGTAACCGAGTAGAGTAGGGCCAAGTGGTAGGTTTCTAGATGATATTAGTCTAGAGTGATTCCTTTAAACCGAAATGATGAGCATCTCATAAGAGTTTATGAGTTGGTGATATAGTCTACGCAACATGGTAACATGTTGAACCCAGTACTGGGTTGATGGTAATTAACGACTACCATTTACTTGCACGGCAATTAACTATGGATCATTCCTTGCACTTCGTATCGTTCATGTTAAATCTGATATTGGAGATAGAACTCTCACCGTTAATAAGCGTATCCTCATCGTTATGGGTGCAGACTTCGACGGTGACCAGGAGAATATATTCAGAGTATTTGGCGACTCACTTAACGCAACTATTGCGAGACAGATGAACCCGAGATATACGCTCTTTATCGACAAAAAGAATAATCAACTCAATCGAGCGTTGATGCCTACGAAGGATGAAGCTATCGGCTTCTATACCTTCAATAATATCTAACGAAAGGGTTATGCTAAAATGCCAGATAAACTCGAACTCAATATTGCATCAATTACAATCATCATTGATGTGATCGAATTAACCATCGTATTTCTGACATGTATGCTATTTATAATATCTCGCAAGTATCTATATAATAAATTCGAGATTCGATGTGCTGTCACTAATGGTGATAAGCGTAAGTTTAATCTCATAAATCATATTATTACCGCTATCGTTATTGCGATGGCGGTAATAATCCCTATTGAAATAATAATAGATGGGAGGGCATGTTGGCCTTGGATATAAGATTCAATATGTATAAGGTCAAGTATGATAAGCTTGACCATTTAACACGTACGCTGTTTCATTCACAGCATATATCAACCGTAAATATATACATCAGTCTCGATGACATATATTGGCATTGCCGCAACGGTCAGTCCAATCACGAATTCCAGTGCTGTGGTAATATGGCACCAAAGCAGTTGGTGTCCAATGTCCTTAATATTATAGCACACTATCGTGAATGGGCGGTTAGAAAGAATTTGACAGTTAAGGTATATGCATACTACACAATGTCTACCATATTCGAGAACCGTAGCATACGTCACGATTATAGAAGTAATTACATTAGCAGAAGTGATATAACTAATGCAGACTGCTACTATGTAAATAACTGTATCCGTGAAGCTGCACCAATTCTCAAGACAGTTACACAGTATATCGATGGCGTATACGTTGTTGATACTAGAGGATTGGAACCTTCCGCATTTCCACATCTCATGGCTACCGAACTATCCGACAGTCCTGCAGATTGGAACTTCCTCATAACTAAAGACATCGTCGAATTCCAGTATGCATACTATGATAAGTTCTCGGTGATTTATCCGAAGGGTGATGACTCAATGCTTCTGGATACTCCTTCAACATGGAGGCATATTGCCAATAAGGAGAAGGTGGAGAGTGAATATCTCTACAAATACCCAGATGCGTTCTTACCAATAACACTCGCTATTGTTGGTGACAAGAAACGCTCCATCCCGAAGATAAAGGGACTTAGCTGGAGAACTATGATGAGAATGATGGATGATATTATAGTTGATAATACTGGACTTGACCCATATTCTCATGCTATGAAATTCCTCGACTCTTTGGAAGCTAAGAACTACAAGATGTCCGAAATCCAGACAAATCTTAATCTGGTTCAGCCATCCACTAATGCAGCACTTGCTAGTGATGTAGTTAAGGAGAACATTCGTCTACAGTTCATTGATACGCCCGACTATAATAGTTTAATGGAGCTTAATCGCAGTCCGGAATTGTTTGCATCATGCCCAATAAATATAAGGTTCCTTACACGGGTAGGAGATGTAAAACCAATAAGCCCGTTCAAGCTAAATTATTAAAAGAAAGCCCATATGGGCTTTCTTTTTTGTGTTAGGAGTGATATAAGTTGAAAGCAATAGATAGTATTAACTTCCGAATGTGTAAGTATAAAATGGACCGTATCCAGTTAACGGTACCAGGGTTATCTAAACCATATCAGGTTAATACTCTGGCTATAGGTGACCTCGTAATAGAAAAGGACTTTGATAATTACCAGTACCCATACTTTCGTGTAACTATAGGTGTACCTAATAAGGTGCGACGCCTCATGCGTAAGAGTCATACTCAAATAACTGCGTATGTTCGTATGGTATATGCATACTTCAAGACCCAGGATACGATAGGCTTACCGGATATGCATACGCAGGAGTATATATATCTATCCGAGAATTTCTATGTGTTTATGGAAGACCATAGCCCAGATGTAACTATGGACGTTGAAGAGCAGATTGAAAAGGAAACTCTTCCAGACGGTATCGTTACTGGTTTTGATAATCTTACCACTATAGAGATATTACTTTACAAGAAGGCCGACCTTAATCTGGTCAAGCAGACACCGACTAAGGTGTATCGTAATGTTACCCTTCTCGATAGTCTCGTAGATTATATGAATACCGTTGGTATGACCAAGGTATTGATGACACCCCCGAATAATAACCTGAAAAGATATAAACAGTTTCCATACCCACCCATTAGAGTCGACGAGCAGATTCTCAGAGTATGTGGGGATTATGGTATTCATAAATGCGGTACAACTTTATTTTTCGACTTTGATAAGACCTATCTTATCGAGAAGGTTAATAAATGCACTGCATGGGTACCCAATGAATATAAGACAATCTATGTAATTGAACCGACTGCCGCGGCACATGTGTCCACCGTAATTCAGGGATGTAGTTATGAATCTGATCATTGTGGATATTGTACGATGACAAGTGCTACATCATCCGCAGATTCGATGGAACGTGAACAGGTGTTCGGTTCACGAATGGATGTTATTGATAAGAAGACAGGTAATTACGTCGATGTGTCGGCAAACACTACAACTATTTCCGGTGGTGGTGGAAAATCACGTACTATTACCTCATATGACGGTGATGCGTCTACCGCATATGCTATACGACAGCGAATGATTGAAGAATCAAATATTCTCACTGCTGTACTCGATGGTACAGACCTTACAATGCTTGCACCAAACAAGTTATACCAGTTAGTATTCTTATCATCCAATCTTTCTAAACATAATGGAGCATATAGGCTGAAGAAATTCACATGTGCGTTCCATGAGAATGATAGAGAATGGTTTACCCCTACAGTACTTGCTACATTTGTAGGAGACAAAATAAAATGACGGTAAATACCCCAGTACCATAAATGGTACTGGGGTATTTTATGTAAAACTATAGAAAGGTTGCATGTCTAATGCAAGCATATGTACTCAATAACAATGACCGGCAAGGGGTAGCTCTCACATTAACAATATGAAATCATGGAGTGATTTTTAATGAAATTGCTTTATGAATACCTGAGCGCGGAAATGTATGTAACGTTCACGCTACTCTCAATACACGGGCAACTGTTCGCAACATCGTCCGCCGTATATATCAACGAGGTCTCGGCACAATCCGTTACAAGTGGCTTACGCAACATTAAGTAGATTAAGCTGTATTCATTAGTCGATGAAATCATGAGCAAGAAAATATCGACGGATGTCTTTGCGAAACTTGAACACGCTTTGGCCGGAAGAATCCGCCATTTGAACTTTTTATCACGTTAACAGGTCCTCGCCACGTTAGTGGTGTTATCTCCGGGCATTTTATCGGTATAAGATATCGGGTATCTTCGAAACTACCCGGCCTTTGTCATTGTGTATCATAATAGGACGCATTCCGCCTATAGTGAATGGCAAGTCGTCCTACATATATGTCATATGGTGTATAGATTTTAAATGAAGAGTTTATCATTCTCAACCTGCTTGAGACGAATACGAGATGAGTGGAATTTCTTCATACCTGCATTAACGAATGTATTAGGAACTGTAGCGAAGTTGATACCTACATTCATGAGGTCCATTTCATATGGTCTGGAGCCAATACATGCTGAGCATATCTTCTCACCAATACAGCACATTGGTGAACGTACTTTGATTGGTTTATTGATAAACTGCTTATAGTTCTCGTCGGTGACAGTAACTAATTTACCCTCACCTACGATGACATTCTGACCTTCAAGGTCACGCCAATTATCCTCGGTGTATGTCAATGTTAAGTAACCCTTAGTATGACAATCTGAACCCTCTTCGTCTACTACGGTAGCGCCGAACAGAGCATAGAACTGCTTTGTTACATAACCAGCATCGGCTGTACCTACGGACTTAGGATATGAAGCAGATACCACCATGTTACCAGCTTTTGCAATTTCGTCCTTTCTAAAGCCTTCTACATAGCTCGACTTAATAACGTCAAACTGACCTGTACCAGCATTATAAATAGGACCAATCATAGTATTGATATTCTTAAGCTGGTCATCGACTTTAGCCTTAGCACCAGATGCGAACAAAGTTCTTGATGTATCGGCATCAATTTTCTTCTTAAGCATATCTACAAGCTCATCCTCAAGAGCAGCCACTTCATCCAATGTCGGATTCGGGTTTTCTTTGAAGAATTGCTCCTTACGGGCAATAATCTTCTTGTCTGGAATAATTGTAGCCTCTGTCATAGACGATGCGAAAATAGTAGTTGTCTTATATGCATAGAACTGAATAGCCTTAAGGAATGGCCATACTTTATCCGTGGTAATTCTATCATACTTAATAGCTGTAGCTACAAGGGCAAAAAGTTTCTCATACCCCTTCTTATCAATAGGGATATTCCAGTATCCATCTGGGATAATCTCAACGATATATGGCTCAATGATAATCTTATTGAATGTAAGAATACCCAGGGTTGTTTCAACCGGTTTCTTATTGGTATACTGATTAGCAGCAAGAGTTACTGTATCATAATGAATATATTTGGAATTCTTAATCTTCTTGGTTTCAAGGTCGGTAGTCGTAGCAAACCATTCAGTTAACTTCTTCATACCAATATTCTTGTAGTTGGTATTCAATATCTCAGCAACAGCATGGGCTGGTGCAGGCTTACCCTTAGGGTTAAACTGCATCATAGAGTAAAGACCAAGTACACCCTCGTTACCCAGGGTCTTAATAAGTTTACCCTGACAGTCGATATAGTGCTTCTTAGACATGATAATATTCATTGTCTCGTCGTTAGCTTCCTTAGAGAACATAGCACGATGAGATGTTTGGTCGCCATCATAGTCACCGCCGATAGCTTCGAGGAACGAGTTATCCATATTAAGAGTATCGTTGAACGCTACTGCCACCTGCTCCGGTGGTGCATCAGGTTCTACTACTGGGTAATATGGAAACTCTTTCTCAATACCCTGAATTCGAAGCTTTATTGGTGTAGTTTTGATGGTTGATAATACATGAATCATTGATGGGAAGATACCAAAGTATGAGATAAGTGGATATCTAGTAACCCACGTGGTCTTATCTGACGAGACCTCGACCGCTGCGATATATAGTAAATCAGTCCAAGTGAAATCACGATCAGCGATAGGTGCCATACCATCAGCATTCGGATTCTTCGGATCAAAAGGTCTTCCTGCAAACTTCAGTGGAATAATCTTCTGACCACTCGGAGTCTTGATTCGTACAGTCACGGGTTCAAATCTTGTCTCATAGTTATCAATGAACTTATCAATTCGCTTCTTGATAAGATCTGCAGTATAATCCTGCATTGGGTCATCAAGCTCATATGATTCAACATTACCGCCTTTAAGTGCCAAATTAAGTCGGTTACCCGATACTTCAAACTGCTCAGAAAGGTAATTGGCTACCCAACGAGCAATGAATGGGAATAATGTAACACAAAGCTCAGCAAGTGGAATACCTGTATGATTAACGTCAATAGGCACTTCATCCGGAGTATCATACTGGTCAAGTACCATACATGAGATAACTGAACGGTGACCATAGTCCGGAGCTTTACCTACAACGTACTTATTGAAGAAACCATCGGATTTCTCAATGATACTTCTGAAGTATTTATGGAGTTCCAGAGTCTTAAGCTGAATGCGATACTTCGCAGCATGACCCATGAATAAGAATGTCTTATCATTCAATGACTTTGCAAGACGAATGATATCGATATACATATTATTGACCTGTGGAATCTTAGCAGGTCCATCGCCGGTTCTTTCCACATCTCTGTAGAATACCGGCTGTACTACGAACTTATTGATGAATATTTCATTCGGTTCAAATGACTCAATCATATCGATACGTTCGTTACGCTCTCTGGATTTATTACGCTTCCATTTAATCTTTGAGTAGTTCTTGATAAACCAATCCAATCCACAGTTAGCTGGATTAGCCTTCGGGTCATCATCTTTAAGTTTAATGAGGTCACCATTTTCAGTAACCTCCCAACACCCTTCGCCGGCGATACACTTCGATATATTCTGCTGAAGTTTAGTAAGGATTTCATAAACGAATGGATGTATGATAGTTGTATTGAGATCGATATAAGCATACTGGCGCTTACGTTCATCGACTGTCTTACCGAATATCTCTTCGGAGAATAATCCATCCACTGTAGGGATACCTTCTCTCTCAAAGGATACTGGATTGGTAACAGGCTTCATTCCGAGATACTTAATAGACAGGTCAATTACTTCTTGCGTCTGGATGTCTACCTTTAATGGGACATCCGGTCCGACGGTGCGGACATCTGGCATTTCGTTAGCCATTATATTTAACCTCCTTTGTGAAGTCAATTATATAGAGGTTTTCGAATCGGGTCTTCTAAAAGCAAAAAAATCAACACCGCCTAAGTAACTAGAACCGCCAGGTACGTACCTGGCGGTGTTGATGTTAGTATGGCTCACCAGAG